TTAAGGCGGGAGATGTTGTCAAGATTATCGGCACACAGTATTACTCCGGTCAGTCAGTTCCTGGCTGGGTTCGGGCAAAGAACTGGATTGTACATTCTGTAAGTGGAAATCGTGTTGTTATCAACAAAAGTGAGGACGGTAAAAACTCCATTATGAGTCCGTTCAAGGCCTCTGACCTTGCGCTGGCAAACGCAAAACCGACCACGCCGACAATACCGTCTACTCCGTCCGCTCCTTCTGGTAATACAAACGAGGAAATCATTTGGAACTTCTTGCTTGGCAAGATTGGGAACGAATACGGTGTTGCAGGTATGATGGGCAATCTCTATGCCGAGTCTGGATTACGCCCTGACAACCTCCAGAATGCCTATGAGAAGCGGCTTGGATATACAGATGCTTCCTATACCGCTGCTGTTGACAATGGCACATACAAAAAGTTTGGGACTGATAGCGCAGGCTACGGCTTGGCACAGTGGACATATCACACAAGAAAGAAAGCACTACTTGCTTTTGCGCAGAGCAAGAAGAAGTCTGTTGGAGATTTGGGTATGCAGCTTGAATTCCTGTACAAGGAATTGAGCGAGAGCTATAAGGGCGTTTTTGCCGATTTGAAATCCGCCAAAACCATTCTTGCCGCATCCAATTCCGTGCTGATGAAGTTTGAGCGTCCTGCGAACCAGAGTGCGGCAGTCCAGAATAAGCGTGCGGCATACGGCCAGAAGTTCTATGACAAATACGCAGGCAAGACTCCGGTTGTGCCCGAACAGAAACCTTCTGCGGTTCCGTATCGTGTGCGTGTTACGGCGGATGTACTGAACATTCGCAAGGGTGCCGGTACGGGATACGCCGTGGCTGGTCAGATTAAGGGCGGTGGGGTTTATACCATCGTCGAAGAGAAAGCCGGAACTGGCGCCAAATCATGGGGAAAACTTAAAAGCGGCGCTGGATGGATTTCTCTTGATTATACAAGCAGAGTATAACACTCTGCCAGAAAAAGAAATGGAGGTACGATTATGGATTGGTTGGAGATTCTGAAGTACATCGCAGCAATCGCTTCCGGTCTGGCAGCCGCCATTCCTCTCGTTATTCAGCTTGTGAAATACATCAAGCAGGCTGTCAAGGAGAAGAACTGGGGCGTCGTTCTGGAGAAGGTTATGAAGCTGATGGAAACTGCCGAGACTAAGTTCAAGGACGGTGCAGAACGAAAAGAGTGGGTTCTGGCAATGCTCAAGGCGAGCGCAGATGGCATTAACTACGACATTGATTATGACGCAATTGCCGACATGATTGATAGTCTGTGCGACATGAGCAAGGTGATTAACCCTGCCACACCCGCAAATAAGGTTACTGCCAAGAAGGAAGAGGGGAAGTAACTTTATTCAGGAGG